ATCAAGAACCTGCACTGAAACGATTCTGCCATTTTCTATAATTGGTTTTAGTACAGCATCTCGTATAGGAGTTCCACAATTTCTTATAGTCAATACTGGTGGTCTAGATTCACTATATCCAGATCCACCATTTTTAATGATGACGGAATCAACTCCCAAGTCATCATTAAAAACAGGAACTATTACTGCTCCAGATCCAGGTCTAGTTGCCATAGTATTTTTCTAATTATATTAGTATTTATGATACCTTTCTTCTTTGTATTGCAACTCTAGGATAGGTCATTCCAGAAGATTGTCTTACGCTATAATTAAATTTTGGATTTGCTACTCCAGTTTCTGGCCTATCTTTTTTGTAGTATGCGTATCTATTATTTGATGTGTTGCCTAGGGAAATATAGTCTCCAGCATTACCTCCAGTTGTAGAGATTTGACCAATTTTAGATGCACTGAATATATAATCTCTTGCAATAGTTTGATTTATATTTGGTAATTGCTCTGCTAAGCAAGCAAGTAATCCTGCTACTTGAGGACTTGACATACTGGTTCCAGATATTGAACCAATTTTATATGAAGATGATCTTGGATCATTTGCTAGTATAATGCTAAATTCTGCTGCAGCAGTAGCATCATATACAGAAGACACAATATTTGATCCTGGAGCATATAAATCTACTCTACTTCCATAGTTACTAAAAGTTGATTTATATTCTTGTGAAGTAGTTCCAATACTTCCAACACAAATACTATTTCCTGCAGCAGTTGGGGAAGATCCTCTACTGTGGAATATTTGTTGTCCAGATACAATGATAAAATTATCCCAATCTTGCATACTGCTAGTGGCACAATTCCAATAAGAATTTCCAGCAGAACCAACAATAATTACGCCATCATTAATTGCATCTTGAACATCAGCATCTAATGCAGCATATCTAGCAGGTATTTGATACAAATAATTATTAAATGGAACTGGAACACCATTCTCTTCTAATGCCTGTTTCTTTACTGTATTAGATAATCCTGATAGTGTTGTAACAGTAGATCTGTACATTACTTGAAATATATCAGCAAGTTGATAATTTGTTGTATATGAGTATCCCCAACTATTATTAACTACTGTTGGATTTCTTCTGCCAGTATTAGCATTTACATCTTTGTTTTTATGCCAATGTCTAATATAATCAAATATCACTAGCGCCCAATCTGAACCACCATAGTTACCACCTTGATAATTAAATTCCATGTTAAAGATTTTAGAATCTCTTGCCCATCCTTGAGTATTCCCAGCAACAGTTCCAGCAACATGAGTTCCATGGTTACTGCTTATGTTGGAATAATTATATGTTCCAGTAGTAGAAATACCAAGTATAGAACTATACTGAAACCAATCAATTTGATTTACTCTGGTTCCACCAGTGCCATCATCATTTATTGCAAATTCTGGATGTGATGGATTTATGTGGGCATCTACAATTACTACATCTACATTTTTGCCAGAGCTAGTTGTCTTTATATTTGCAGACCTTTGAGTAAATGCACTATTTGTACCCCATCCAGCAGCCTGTCCACCTTCAGTTATTCGGAGTAACCCCCAATTTTTATCAGAAGAATCAATTGTCGAATTCTTCTCAAATACTCCAGTTTGTGTCCAGAATGGTGTTACACTAAGTCCTAGTTCACTTGGTAGTAATTCTACAGCAAGAACTCTAGGATCATTCCTTAGAGATTCTGCTTCTTGCTCCGTCAAACTATAATGAGTATTTCTACTTATATCTCTTCTCAACTTGCAAGAAACTTTTCTATTGGGAATATATAAATCCCCACCAGGAGTTTCCATATCATCATAAAATTGCTCTAGATCATCAAATTTTTTTAATGTAACTACATATATACTTTTCATCATGCCTCAAGTTGAAGGACTGTTAAAGTAACTGAAATGGATGCTGCAGACCCAGATTTATTTACGATCTTTAAGTAAATATTTTCTGATGGAGTTTGATCATCATTAAATCCAATTGCAACTGGAGTCATTGCTTGAGTTGCTGCCGCTGTGGTTATAACCTCTGCGACTACTCCAGAACCTGGAATTGGATCTGTAGTTTCAGATCTTCCTGCATCTGCTGTCCTAGAAACTGTTGATGTGTAAATTGTAACCCAAGCAGCAGCACTTGTTGTTATTTTCAGTAGAGCATAAGTCTTAAACCCAATAACTGCCACATCAGATGATGCATTATTTGCTATAGTACCAGTTGATACTGTAAGTGTTCCTCTTTGCTGAAGAGAACTTCCTCCTCCACCACCTGAAATATCGTCAATTGAATTTACCCAAGTTGTTCCATCATATTTTAATACCTGTCCAGTAGTTGGAGCAGTTACTTCAACATTAGATAAGTCCTGTATATTTACTGGAACATTAGGTTTATTTGTTAGATCGTTGTAACTACCAGAGAAAAGTGTGGGTTTACTTAACAGATCGTTATAAGAACCACTGGTCGCCACAGCAGATAATGTTGGTTTATTACCAAGATCATCATATAGACCACTAGTAGCAACGACAGATAACGATGGTTTGTTTAGAATTCTCGCTACACCAGAAGAAGCATTCCAATCAGTATTAACCTGAGCAGCAGGTATTGTTGGTTTATTCGTTAAATCATTATAATTTCCCGAGAATAGTGCAGGTCTACCAGTAAGATCGCTATACGAACCACTGGTTGCCACAGCAGATAATGTTGGTCTATTTAAGATTTGAGATATTCCAGAAGTGGCATTCCAATCAGAATTCACTTGAGCCGCTGGTATTACAGGTCTATTGATAAGATCATTATAATTTAGTGCAGCATTAATAAATGCCACCCCATTTGATCTTAATACCTGACCAACAGTAGATGATGTCTCAATATCAATTTTAATATTGGTGCCATCTCCGAGTTTTTCATATACCTCGTTAAGCATTGAATTTAACTTTTGACCAGCAGATCTCAGAGAGTCGCCAGTCCCGTCATTCGGAGATGCTCCAACATTTATTAATTGTTTTGCCATCTTTTTTATTACTCCTATAGATTTATTTATGAAGCATCAAAAGTTATAAATGATAAATCAAATGTGGTAGCAGATGAATCAAATGATCCTTGCGTTTCTTCAGGATCTGGAATTTCTGTTAGAATTTCAATTTCTGGATATAAGTATCCAATTCCAGCATCTATAACATCAACTCTAGAAATACCAACTTGTGCCTTTACTTGTCCATCAAAACCAGTTGGTGAACTTAATGAAACTACAGGAGTTGAGGTATAACCCTCTCCGCCAGAAGTTAACTGTACAGTTCTAATTCTTCCTCTAATTAGATTTGCTAATGCTTCACCATTTCTTCCAAAGACCGAACCAAGATAATCAAATGTGATCAATGAGTTTGATGATTCGACAATAGCAACAGTTCTATCTCTATCTTCAGATTCAATTTCAAGTTGGTCTCCAGATTCAATTGGTGGAATTACTGTAGCAGCAATAACATCAGCATCAGATCCAATATACGAGTATGCAACAAAGGTACTACCAGCACGAGGAACTTCCGCAAAGTTGATTCTTGAACCAACAATCTCAAATGCTACTCCTGGTTCTTGAATAACTCCATTTAATGATACAATGATATTATTTTCTGGTCTAATATTTGTAGACTGAACTCCATCTGTAATTGTTAATGAATAGAATACTTCATTTAATTTTAAGTTGAAGCTGCTTCTTAGTGAGTCAAACTCGAATGAAATATCATCTAGTTTTCTCAATTTACCAACATAAGTTCCGTGGAAAGTTGCTCCTAATTCTGGTGCCTCTAAGAATTCAATAACATCACTGAATGTATTATATGATACTCCAGCTGGTTGTAGAATACCATTAATGTAAACTAGAACATAACCATCAGAATCTGGGAAGTATGAGATTCCATTATTAGATGTCAACTTAAATGTTGTTTGTGTGCCATCAAAACCTCTGAAGGATCTTGAAATTCTACCAACAACTTCTTTAACAGTGACAATACCAGATCTATAATCATTAGACACTAACTGAGAATACTGTGTAAATGTTCCCTTAACGCCACTCAAATATAATCTATAGTTTGATCCAATTTGGAGAATTCTTTCAACATATCCGTATGCAATTTCGGACTGTACAGAAACAGATTCTACACTTGCGAATCCACTTGGATACTGTTCGGAACCAGCAAAATATGCAATAGTTTCTCCAACCTCAAAATTATCATCATCTAGTAAATTGGAGATGTATAGATATTTTTGACCTCCATTCTGCTCATACTTGAGTAAAACTGCTTCTTTTCCTTGAGGAATATTGTCCGTAACATTAACAATCTTTTCCCCAACCACAAATGTCGTAGCTTCTTCATTTGGAAGATCTATCGTTAAACGATATACATTTGTAGTTTTTACAAGACTACCAATAGATACCTGAGTTCCTTCATAACCTAAAGTATCAATATAGATGTCACTCGTCGAAGAATATACTACATTAGATACATGGAATTTATCATTAAGTGATTCAGTATCTAGTACTAACTTACCACCAGAAGTATCAAGTACTGGAGATGTTGTTCTTTCATATAGAGATACCGTGGATTCGGAATCAGATTTTGGTGCTCTGATGTAATCTCCAGTGGAGAAACTTCCAAGGACATTCTTAAGTTGAACTCTATTATCAATAGAAACTATAGTTGCAGTGAAATTATCTTCATTTAAGAGAACATTGTTCACATTAAATGGACCGCTTTGGATTGCAACATCAATATAGTTAATAGTTTCGGAATAGTATACCGAATATACCTTACAAATTCTTGATGGTTGACCTAAAACTGTAAGTTCCTGATTAATATCGAATGTTTCTACTGCTTCAGCAAAGTTAACTCTAAATCTCTTTAGAATAGTTTTTACATCTGCTCTATTGATAATGATTGATGAAATCTCACCATATTCCTGAGAAGTTGTGCCATAGATATAATCTCCTTCAGTAATACCACCCTTAACTGGAGTTATTGGATCTCTAGTTGGATATACAATAGAAGGAATTACAATTGAATTTTCTGGAACAATAGCATTATCATCAATATATGATGAATTATTTAATGTTCCTAATAGTATGCTCATATTATCATCAATAAATGACTGCATACTGGTCAAATTGCCCCCAGTTATTGAAATTGCAGAGTCTGTATATGAATAGAAACCAGCAGCACTAGAAGGAGATTGTAAAGTTTCTGCAACTGCTTGCTTCATCAAATCTCTAACTTGCTGGTATGCATAAATGCTCTGAATTAATTCTCCCTGTAGTGAAGTTACAGTTCCAGTTGCAGCATCAATATATGCAACAGTAGATTCGTAAATTCCACTATTGCCATCTGTTAATAGATCATATACAATAGCATCAACAATATATCCAATGTCTCTTATGCACTTAGCATTTCCACCTGGGATTGAGAATCCTGGATAATTGTTAAGTGTTCTCTGAATAGTTTCATTCTGAATATACAACTTATTAAACATAATAAGTTTAGCAGCATCTCTCTTCACCTGTGTAGTTGGGATGAGAATATCAATTGCCTTTTGGAATAGAACATCAATCGCTGATTTAATATCTGCACATCCACCACCATATGTTCCATCATCTAATATAATTGTTAGATCCTTATATTTTGATGTTGTTATTCCATATAGTGAAGCATATTCTGTAGTTCCAGTAACAATCCAATTGTTAACTGCATATTGGCAAAGTTCATTTGCCTTTTCCATTGCAACTACAGTAGGTAGAAGTTCATTCTTGATATACTCGATGTTATCATCGGATCCAACATAGAACTTCATTGCATTGATAGTATTAACATCTCCTCCAGATACTAGATCTGAAATAATAGATGGTAAAATATACTGTACCAGATCTCTCTTACATGTTGCAGAAGAACCACCAGGATAGTTAAATGCCTTATACTGAACTCCATTTAGGGTATAAGTAAATTGACTATCAATATGAGCGATAGTCTCATCAGCAATGAAGTTTCTATTGAACCAGATTAGATCACCAGCATCTCTATAAACATTTCCTGTAGGTGCAATCGTGTCATTAATGGAATTCCATAATGTGTCAATCTGAGCACGAACATCAGCACAGTCTCCAAGATCAATTGTGATATCAACTGGAGGAATTGGGAATCTTTCAGTGTATTCTGGAGTTTCACTCAATTGACCAATTACTGCTTGCTGACAAAGTTCATTCATTTGAGTGTGGGTATAAACACTCTGGAGGACTTGTCTCTCAATAAATCTTAGACCACCATTACTATCAAGATAGAATCTTGCAGCAGTGATTGACTCATAGTTTCCACCATTTTCAATATCAGAAATTACAGCTTGTAGTAGTAGTGATAAATCTAATTTACATCTATTTGTTCCTTCGGTAGATGATGCGCTATCTCCAGGTATAACTAGATCTGGATAACGATTTTTTAGTCTACCTGCTGCCTCATCGATAATATAAGCAGAATTTAGTCTTAGTAGATTTGCAGCATCTCTAAATCTGTGTTGAGCATCAGAGTAGATTTGATCAGTAGTAATAATTTTATCAGAAGTATCAATTTGCTTGACAACAAATGGAATAGCGAAATATGTCGATACTTTTGCTGTTATTGAGTTATAAGAAATATTCTCTCCGACTATAAAGTTTCCAGTCTTATCTCCAACATAAATTGTTTTTAATGCATAATTGACACCAATAATGTCTGCTGATACTCCACTAATTGATCCAAGTATAGTATTTCCTATTTGGAAATTACCTCCACTCAAATCATAATATGTTAGTTTTCTAACCTCAATAGACTCATCTTCACTAAAATCGTCAGTTTCATTTCTATATTCTACTTTAATATTTTGTACAAATTCTCCTTGTAGTAACTCTGCAGTTGGATTTGTGTAATTTAACAGTGTATTCTGAATTTCCTCAAAGTCCACAAATGTACTTTCTACCTTGATATCAGAATCATCAATATCAACTACTTCAGCAACACTTCTACTAATATCATCAACAATAGTATTTGGATTTGATGGATTTACGATTCTGTTGAATAGTAAACCATAGAATCTACTTGGGTCACTGATGGATACTGAAGATACTGGATCAATCTTAATACTGGTTAAGATCTTATGGTTCGCTGTTGAAGTTTGACCAATAATGATCTCATTTGCTACAAAAGTTCCAGAAATTGAACTTAGAATGAGTCTCTTGATTTGTGGATTCCAAAATACAACTTCTCCAACTGCAGATGATGTTGATCCAACAACTTCTTCTCCGATTTGGAAATCACCAACGAATGAGTAATCTGAATTGATTACGATGTATACATTAGGATCTGTGTATGGAGCTAGTGATATAACTTTGGCAACAATTCCAGTTTGTGCTGAAATTATAAAGTCATCAATATCAATGTTTAGTAGTCCAGAAGGAGAATCATAAGTACCAGAAGTTTTGCTAATGACAATTTTATTTGTTATTACATTTGACTGTGGTTCTAAATTAATTTCTTCTACTACTGCAGTTTGCTTACTTAAGTTAGTAAGTTTTTCTTGGAATCTGTATATATTGCTGTTAATAATAGATTCAACAGAGACTATGTTTGCATTTAATCCAGTTGCAGGTGATATTACAGTTTCTGTATTTAAGAAGGTTCCCTGAATATTGAATACTGTTAGTGTGGTTGATGTTGAAGAAACAACCGTCGCTGTTGCATTAGATACAAGACCTCTAATAGTATTTCCAAGTTCTGGGATAATGCCACTAATATTATTAATTGTTATTAATTTTGTTTCCTCAAACTGAAGTTCAACCTCTGCATAACTAATTTTGGTTGGTGCAGGAGGTGGCTCACTGAAGATGATATTTCCTTGCTGAACATTAAATGAACTTCCAGGTGCCTGAACAACTCCATTTATGGTAATCATAAATTGACTTGTCTGTGCAACAACAATATTTCCATCAATTGTTAGTGGGAAAATTCTTCTTTCTCCATCAAACAGAGTGGAAATATCATCCAATTTCTGAACAACAGATGTTAGAATTTCCTCAGAAGATGTTAGTCTCTTATTTCTGAACAGAACTTGAGTATTATCAAATTCACTGTAGATTGGTTCTGCTAGAGCAAAGTTATCTATGTGAGAAACTACAGAACTCTCAATTAGATTTACACTCTTGACTAACTCAAAGTCTGTTTTATTAGTTAATCCCTTGTTCTCTCCAGTAACTCCAATTTCACCAAAAATCTTAAATCCAGCTGGGTGTACATTATCAATTACGATATTTTTCCATTCTTCAATAGAGATAGGACTCTTAATATTATATGAGAACGCTTGGTATAGGTAAGAGTCTTGAACTCTTTGTACAATTTCACTTGGTTTGCCAACATCATCTAGGAATTTGCCAGTTGTTTTTGTAATAGAATCAACTTCTAGAATACCTCTAGCAATACTAATATCACCAATAGTACCACTTGCCTTAGAAATTGATCCAGTTACATTTTGACCAATCTCAAAATCACCACTATAGTCAACTAATTTGAGTAGTCTTGGACCAATTTGCCATCCATCATTATTTGATACTATTCCAATTGCAGTTGCATTATCGATGTTTAGACCCTGGAATACTGTTTCTCCAGATAGGAATCTTGCAGTTTCTAGTACAGATTCTGCCTTACCACCGAAGGAATCTGTTAGAATGATCTGTCTTCCAGTACCATTATTAACAAATGAGATAAAGTTTCCAGTTTCTGCATCAACTGGTGTTAGTGCAATACGAAGCTGGTCATCTTCTAAACCAGATGTTGTACCAGAAATTGCATAGTAAGTCTGATTTGGATTGATGAAACCGAATGATGTTAGTGGGAAGTCAGCACCTTCTCCAAGGTCTCTGATATCAAACTTAACCTCAGCACCATTTGGAATTCCATGTGGGAATGCAAACTGGAATAACTGTAGGTCAATGTTTACAACATATGTGAAACTAGACTTTAATTCGACAGTTGGTTCTGTTGTATATCCAGATCCAGGATTCTTAATTACAATAGCATTAATTCTACCATTTCTTAGGATTGCTTCTGCAATTGCACCAGTTCCTCCACCACCAGTAATTACAACTTCTGGAGGTGAAGTATATCCAGTACCAGGATCAATCACCTTGATGCTGCTTAATACGCTAGTACTTGTTAACTGTAGATTAACTGGGAATGTGATTTCTGGTCTTAATGTATAGTCATGAGTATAATCAAAACCAAAGTTGTTGTTCTTTAGTCTCTTAATTTTACCAACACTACTTCCCTTAACAAAAATAGAAGCACCAGTTCCTCTTGGTGGAATTACTACTCGTAACTCAGCACCAGATCCAGTTAGTTGTGGACCAAGAATACCAGGAATTGCATCAATATCAATAAATGCTGTAGTATATCCTTTTCCTGGATCAGTTACAATAACTTCAACAATTTGACCTGCAGGATCTGTACTTCCATCTACTGTAATTCTTACTTTTCCTCCAGCTCCATCTCCAGAAATTGGAACTCCAAAGTATTCCCCTGCTTCATATTCTGTTCCAGGATCTATAATTTCTACTCTTTCAATCTTTCTGGAAGATTCAATATCGGTAATGATAGGTAGTTTTTTATAGAAACCACCACCATTAATGAGTCTAATAGAACCGATAGAACCTACTGCCTTTTTAGATGTGGTGGTATATGAAGATAATGCTGCAACTGCTGCCTTCTCTGGCTCAAATTTGATTGGGAAAATCAATTGATTTGCACCAGTTGTAATAGTTGCACCTCCAAGTTCCTTAACCTCAAATGTACCAATATAAGGACTTGGTAGAACATCAATGTAAGAATTATCTCCAACAGGACTTTCAGATCCAATTCTTGCTGGGTCTGCATAGTAACTGATATTTGATACATCGTCAGTTACCTTAAATGAAATGAATGGAGAGTTTCCTGGCTCATCTATACCTGGAGTTCCTTTTCTAACAATATTCTTGAAAGTATATTCAATTTTGTTTAGATTATCTCTGTAGAAAGATAAGAAGTGTCCTAGGTTTGATGGATCAGATGTATCAAAGGTATACTGCTGTCCATAAATTAATCTAATGATAGGATGCTTGACATAAACACTAAACGATGTTCCAGATCCAATAACTGAAGATGGTGATGTCTTAATGCTGAAAATAAATTCTTTCTTATTAAGAACACTACTTACATAGTAAGTACCATCAGTATTGGAATATTCAGGTGATGATTGTAGAGAAATAATATCTCCAATATTCAAGTAATGTGATGTAGCAGATCTTACAAATAATTGATCAGTATTTGCTGATGTGTTAATTTGCAATACTTTCTTCAGATTTGTAGTTAATGTAATTTGAGTTACTGCGGTTAGTCCTGAAATAGTTAATTGCTTCTTATCAGAACTAAATGAGAAGAATGAACTTCCAAGGATATATACAGATCCTCTAGAGTATGAAGATCCAGAAATAACTTCATCAACTCTTACTTGATAATCATCATCCGAATAATCCTTAAAGATTGCAGATAATCCTACAGGAATATCAAAGACAAATGTTCCTGGAGTAGTAGCATCTTCATTAGCAAAGATGTATTTTGGTATCTCATTTACAGCATTATCGGATGTCTCTAATGATCCACTGCTATTGACAAAAGTGCCATTAACAGAAGAAATTAGTATCTGATTATCTTGTGGAATTACATCAATAATTTTTGCTGTTGCAATAGAGACATTAGATGAATTCTTTTGAGTAAGAGTCGTTCCTTTTGTAAAATTAAATTCCTGATTCAATGTTAGTCTTCTTACATTATCAACTTTAGATGTTGCGAATGTTCTAAAGAAGAATTTATCATACGACTTAGCAGATAGAATTGGTTTTCTTCCTCCAGGGGAAGGAATAGTTGCAGTTCTAGTTGACCAAGTATCAAGAGTGGATACTATAGTTTGTGTATTTTGATCTAAGAACGATAATACATCAGTAAAGTCTAATACTTGGAATCCTTCATTAGCTAAGATATAATTAGAAATATTTGTTTCTAATGCAATATTATTAAGTGTATATAATGTTCTGGAAATTTCTAGATTTGCATTTGTGAATTGAATATCACCAAGTCTGACTGAATCTGAGTTTTTGTCTAGTTTAATAGAGTATGATTTTGCAGTTCCATGGTCATATGGAGTTAATGCTGCTGATGGAACAGATGATGGTCCAGAATATGTAATAGAGTAATTACTATATCTAATTTCATCAACTCTCATTGGCCAAGAAGAATATGATGTAGTAGATCCAAACTCAATTGTAGTTGGATTCATATCTACACTTTCACTTATGGTTGCAATTTGCGTACCATTCCAAATTAATTTATATGTTGTAATTCCACTAGAGAACTCTTTCTTTAACGCAACATGGACCCATCCAGATGTTAAATCTGTAATATAAGTAGATGCAGCAGTAAGTTGTGAAATTGATGCTGCATCATTACTTAATCTAACTTTTCCGTATGTGGATGGAGAACTAGTATCTGCAAATACAGCAACTCTTACCCCATTAGTTCCATTGGTGCATCTAATTAATAGTGGAACTTTTGCAGTAGCTGCAGTATCCCACTTAATCCATTTTTCTAGAGTCCAGGATGAAGATGCAATACTTGTGGTTATTGACATCTTAGCACTTTGACTCATATTATAAGCATATGTTCCATACTTAGAGGTTGTTCCAATAGAAACAGTTCCTGAAGTTACAATATTAGAAACTCTACCCAATCTATCTACATAATCAGATCCATCGAATAAGAATTGAGTTCTATTTGGATAGTATCTTCCAGTTATAGTTGGATCTCCAGATACATCAGACACACATGACACTACATCGTATCCATATGAATAATCTGTTGTTTCAATCTTATTTGATTTAATTACATTACCAAGATAGTTGATCTTTGAGATAATTACATATTTCGCATTATTTGCATCTGTTATAGAACATGCAATATTGATCTCTCCAAATACATCAATAGATGTTTTTGCTGTCTGTAATGTTTGTGCTTGAGATATAGTATATGAATTTGCCCACTTGATTTCACCATCAGATAGGAGTCTTAGAACAGAAACTTTATTTTTGGTATTTGATGAGATTGTTCTTTGAGTTGCAGTAATATACAACTCATCATATTCATCAATAATAAGCGTTAGATCCTCGAAGTCACTATCAAGTGCCCCATAGGTCTTTGCCCAATCTACGACAATTTTATTAGCAATAATATTTGCTTTTGATATGTAAATGCTTGTAGATGACTTACCTAAGAGATATATTTCATTCTTTGAGTTTACTTTAATCTGGAAGAACTTATCTTCTGTTGAGGGGGAAGTGATCTTTCTTCTAGTTAATGTATCTCCATTAGATGCAATGTACATAACTATTGCATCATTAGTGTGATTAGTGTTTGTTGATGTATAACCACAAATTAGAATATTTCCATTATAGATTGTGATGTCTGTAGCATAATCTCCTCTACTTGCACCACTAATACCACCATATTGCCTTTGCCAATTAATAGTGGATGAAGTTCCAGAAGAATTTTCTGTTAATTTGACAACAATGATATCTGGGTTAAATGAATTTGATAGTATTGGATTTGGTCTAGTAGTACCAATTATGTAAATTGAGTTACCATCCTTAGCAATACCATTAAATACGCAATTCTTAGTTTCTTGAGTTGGTTGTACTGATGATAAAGTTCTTTGCCAGATCAAGAATCCTTCAGAGTTGAATTTAGCAACAAATCCATGAGTGTCTCCATTTGTGGTCTTAATAGATCCAACAATATAAGATTCTTTGGTATCCAGTACACTAGAATTTAATACTGTAATTTCTTGACCAGAAGTTAATGTAATTGTGTAGTAATTTGATCTGGTTTGGATTTGTGGATGACTTATCCTAATTCTAGGAGTATCATCGAATGAATTGCCAGAATTGATGATCTTAATATCATTCAGTACACCAGTTGATGTAATTGATGGAATAATCTCGGCATCTTTTCCGTTATCCGATTCAATATCAATAGTAATGGGAATATCACTTGAATATCCAATACCAGTTCTTGCAACCTCGACTTTTTCTAGACCAGGAATAGTGACCATTTTGATGGTCTTACTAACTGGTTCCATTTGAGGTTGTGTGATAACTTCTATTTTATCTCCAACTTCTAAATTATGTTGAACTTCTGTAGTAATGACACCCTCAAAACTATCAAGTTGTTCATTATAACGATAGTTATAATTTGTGATTTCTTCACCAAGAATCTTAGAAATTGCAGCAGAAGCACCATATCCATCTGTTCCAGTATTATCGAATACTAGAGTATCTCCAACCTGGTAGTTAACACCAGAGTTTTCAATTAGAAACTCTGAAATCTTTGCATCCTCAAACTTAGTTGTAGTCTCAACCTCGATATCAACTTTAGATGCAATGTCGATTGTGGGAAAATAATCAAAGATTTCTAACTTACTTTCTTCTAATAGTAAACTGAATGTCTCTAATTCCTGTTCAGATAGAACACCATCTTTGTTTAAGTCTTCAATCTCAAAGGATAGGAAGTCTCCACTTTCGAGTGTGAGGATATTTGTGATTTCATTAGATTGTCTTTCTACATCAATATCAACATTCTCGAATGGATCCCTGTATCTAACAATTCCAGTGGGAATATTAGACTGAATTGCAAACTGATTTAGGTTCCAATTATCTGGTTGAGAGTAGAAACTTGGACCAACAATATATGGGAATGCTGGAGTTCCATCAGAATTAATAGTTACAAAGTATGCATAAACACCATCTGGGAATTCTGGAGTTTTAGTGAATCTTCCATTGTATTGATCAAGGAAGATAGACTCACTTCTGAAGACATATTCATAGTCATCGATGAAAGTTCCAGCTGAAAAATTCAATAGAGACGGACCATCAATTCTAACTGGGTTAATATTAAGAATTTCATCATAAACTAAGTTAGTCTTTAATCTATAACCACTTCGTACTTGAGAAATACCACTATTGATATTTGTTGGGTCTGTTAGTCCATATGGACCGTAGATTGGATTTCCATCAAATGCCCATCCAATGATTGGTGAGTGAACAAGACCAGAATCTTTCTCAGCAATTTGACCATTCACCACTCTTAGGTTGTCACCTAAAACAAATCTTAACTGAGTTGGATTTGAGATGTGTCCATACTCTCCACCAAATTGTTTATTATAACCCTCAAAGATTGAACCATTCGCATAATCAAAATTAGTTGTTCTGTTTAGGTTAAATGTCCACTCAAAGATTTCTGCATTAAATTCTGCTCCTTCGCCAATTGACTCTAATCTAATTTGAGTAGTTCCTTGTCTATAACCAACACCTCTGTTAACAATAGTAATGCCAGTTACCTTTCCTGCATCTGCACCCTCTGTTGAAATTGTTGCTTTAGCGACAGCACCAAATCCTTCTCCAGTAATAATAACTTTAGGTGCGGTGGTATAACCAGAACCAGATGCAATTACAGCAACAGATGCTAATCTACCATTATTGACATATGCCTCTGCAGCAGCACCAGAACCACTACTTAGTGTAATTGTGGGAGGAATGCTAAAATTATTTCCTGGATCTTCAATAATTACTCTATTGATAGGACCTCTCACAATTGCATTTGCCGTAGCTCCAATGCCACCTCCACCGACAATATTTACTGTTGGTCTAGATGTGAATCCATTGCCAGGAGTGTTGACTAGAATTCTAGATACGGTTCCATTTGTTATAATAGCAGTAGCAGTTGCACCATCTCCACCACCTCCAGAAATTGATACTAGTGGGGATGATACATATCCAGATCCTCCAGAAAGAACCTCAATTTCGACTACAGAACCATTTACAATGACTCTAGCATATGCTGGATCACCATTGCCTCTAATGGTCATATTTGGGGGTACTACGGCATCATAGTCCTTTCCCCCATCGACGATGTTGATGCTTGTTATAGGACCATATGGGAACTTCTGAGTGGACTTATAGTTCCATACACTAACACCATTAACGAATGTTCCTACTGGACCTGGAGTAGATTCTTGCTTTAGTGAAATAGTGGTTGGTACTTTGGGGAATCTATTTAATTTTCTCTGATTTCCTGGTAATAGTGCAGTTCCTAAGAAAGGTCCAATCTTATAATTGGGGATTCCACTAGCAGCAACATAAACATAGTTTTCATTGAAGAAACTATTCTGAATATTAGTTGCAAATTTATTGATTGTGTTATTAATTGAGGTAGAATCACTCTTTCCTTTGTTTAGGTCAATGGAAACAAGTATATTACCCTGAGGATTTAAGTTAGCTGGTTGTGGTAACTGATATGTAAACGATGTTCTAGTTGGAATCGATGTTACTAAGAATGAACCATTATACACAATTGGGTTAGCACCATATACAGTAACTTGATCTCCAATTAGAAGACCATGTTGGTTTTGGCATACCACTGTTGCAGTTTGATTATTTTGACCACCGAAACTAATTTGCTGAACTTGTAATAACTTTTTAACATTATATAACCAACTATCTAATAGTTTATTCTCTTCTGTAGAACCTAACTTGGAGATGTTTAATTTATCACCTTCCAAATAATATTTACCATCGTCTAGTAGGATTGTTTTATTTGCTTCGACAATGCCCAATACAGATAACACAACTTCTTGTGTAGTTCCTTTGTTTACATAAACATAGAAATTTGATGAACAAATTGTTCCAGAATCCCATTCCTGTCGAATTCCAGATAGTTGTCTAGTACATTCAATAAACTGTGTTAGAGATTTCTCCTTATACCTGATAATCTCAGACCCAACAATAACTTCACCATTTCTTTCTGGCCAACCAATGGTTGAGTCTACCGTAACGATAACATCATCTAATAATAATTTTTCAGATAATTTAGTCTTGTATGGAATAGTGAATGAACCAATGATGGTTTCTTCTGCAAGAACTAGTTCATATACATCATAATCTGGTGTCTGAATTGCAATATAATTTTCTATCAGTGCTTGTGCAAATTTAACACTTGGATCAATTTCGTCTTCAAGTTGCTCTAGTAGACCATTTGTTAGATTGCGAGGATCCCCACTAACTAACTTTGCTCTCATAATGGTGTCTACAGACCATACAGATGCCGATGGCTTAATGATTTGGTCCTTTGGATATGAGATATCAATAGATACTCCATATAGAACATTGAAGAGATATTTCAATGCAAACTGAGTACCCTTAGATGCATAGAAATCTTTTGCAGTTCTTAGTACATTAGAGATGTTGACTCCACTTAATGAAATTTTTGGGAATCCTGGTAAATATTGATCAACTAGTCTGTCAATGACTTTAGCAAAAAATACAGAATCTAAACTCTTAACTAAACTACCACTGATGTGGGTTGCTACTATAGAATTTTTTTCAGATGCAAAAATAGCCTGGTTATCTTCAGTATAACCAATAATTCCGCTAACTCCTCTGCTACAACCTACAAATTCTGACTTATTGTAATTTCTTCCATTGTTAATTACTTCAACACCAGTAATTTCTCCTTTACCAATCGTAGCAGATGCTTTGGCAGAGTCTGGTTCTGAAATATAAACTTTTGGTGGTTGGGAAGAAGAATACCCAGTTCCAAATTCAACGATACTGATATCCGTAATTTGCCCATTAAAGATTGTAGCAACAGCTTTTGCTCCAGATCCACCAATTGGATTTCCTAAATTGTCTTTTCTATCATCTACGATATACACACTAGGAATATTGGAATATCCACTTCCACCAGATAGCAATTCGATAGAAATAACTCTACCAAAACTATCAACCTGAACATCAAGTACCTGAGCACCAGTAGGTTGTACAACTTTAACTCTTGGTAAATTTGTTGATGAATATCCTGTTCCTGGATTGAGGATAGATACGGAAACTAATTCTCCACTAGCGTTCAGTACACCTTGTAGAACTGCCTGAATAGAATTGGGTTCTGATGGTGAATCGATATAGATTTGTGGAGGAGTATTGTATCCAACTCCAGAAGAAATTACATCAACAAAAGTAATTTGACCATTATTTGGATTTACAGTTACATCACCAACCTCTGCTCCATATGGATTGATAAACTGAATCCTAGGAACAAAGTCATAACCACTACCACTATTTGTGATAGTAATCGACTCTACAGATCCTTCTGCATTTACTGTAGCAAATCCCTTTGGTAGAGTGCCATCAGATCTTTGTGGTGCTTGGAATGACAATAATGGGGGATTAGTTTGTGAATATCCAGAACCACCCTGCAATAGAGTCGCTACCTTTACGCCATTGACTAAAGCTTTGGCAGTAGCATTCTCACCATTTCCTTTGGTTAATGTTATTTTTGGAGTATTTTCAATTGTGTAATTTTGACCACCATCTTTGATGATTACAGAATCTAATTCGCCATTATCGTTAATAACAGAGTATGCTACACATCCAGATCCAATAGATGGTGATGTATAGTTAATAAACGCTACATACGGAACAATATTACTATTTTCCTTGAGGATTATAGTATCTTGATAGATAGAGAAATCTTGATAAGGAACTAATAGTTTTTTGTTCTGAATTGCAATTACAAGTATATCTGAAGTTGGAACTACTGGTGCTCCACTATTTCTTAATCTAAATTTATTACTATCTAATTGTGTAGCAGACGCTACTATGATTTCAGTTGTCTCAAAACCTTTCAAGTATGTGATCGAAATCTCAGACGAATCATCTCCTTCACCTAAAGCATCGAATTCTCTAGGAGGAACGGTGAATATAATATTATCTTCTAAAATTTGATAATCTACATTAGGAACTTGTAAGTCTCCATATAGTTTAACAATAAGGTGATTTGCACTTACTGGAAATACAGGTTCATTATTTGCAGTAAGATTGAATGATGTTCTTACCCCATTGAATTGTCTAAATGGGTTCGATAAGATAATTTGCTTTCTCTGAAATTCGGAATATGAAATTGCAGGAGAAAATGTAATAGATGGAGATTTTCTAACTTCTCTGTAGTAGATTACCTCATCATCTATTAATATAGTACCATCGATATCCAAAAATCCATCTGTATTTTCTACCTGAATATTGGCAGTATCTAAGTTGACATCGAAAATAGTTTCAGTAGTACCATCAAGTTTTGTTAGATCATATGAATCGATGTTCATATAATCTGTTAGATTATTGATGATGTTTAATGGACCACCAATTTTTTCTTGTGATCTATAGTACCCTTCCATAAATGCCTGGAAGAGTGGATTAGATTCCTGAATAAATTCTGGAATCTGATTAGAAACTGAAAGTGAGACGGATTTATTGTCGTGCATTGTCTATATTTACCTAATATATGTATTAGATGAAGCAGGATCCTGGTCCAGATGGAGTACCAGAAGAGGGTGCTAATAGCGAAGGGGCAAACGATAATAATTTAATCGATGGGAAACCAATACTTGTTGGTGATCCAGTGATACCTCCAGTTGGGAATGTTGATACTACTGGAGATCCAGCAGGGACCACTCCAATTGTTGGTGTGATGAATGACATAACAGCGCCAGGAACGATTGCAGAAGGGGTGATTGATGGAGAGAATGGTGCGACACCTACAGTAATGCTAGTGGGCACTGCAGTCGATCCTGATGTGATCTGTGTTGATGTGCCAAATCCAGTTATTGAAGTCGTAGTTCCACCTATTCCAGTAGTTCCTGTAGTTCCTGTGGTAGATGTTCCACCTGCAGATCCTCCAGTACCAATGCCTGTTGGAGTTGTATCTCCAGCAACTCCAGTAGTTCCAATAGTGGTTGCAGCAGTTCCTATTGCTGTTGCTGGTTGGAAATCTGTGGATAGAGATACCTGAGAGAGTTGCTGCAGTAAAGTATCTTCTAAATCGGTTTGACCCTCAAGGTTAACTGGTCCAAAAATAATCTCACCAGTTGCACAACTATATGTACCTACATTTCTATCAAGAATGACTTTTTTGTTGTTTGCTAAGGTATATGATCTTAGATTTCCAAAACCATCATCCTCAAAATACTGAGGTACTCCAGGTCTATCTACAGTATAGTAAACACTACTCTGTATAGTCTTTCCTGGAGTAGTACTGCAACTACAGTTTAATTGAGTGCCAAACTCAACTCTAAAAGATTTTGGTCCAGTTGCTAATGGATATTCTTCAATTCTATAAAGAGCAATTGAAGAAATAACATCTTCAATATTTTTGTCTGCTTGAAGAATATCTGTATGTAATTTACTCACAGAGAATGTTTTATTGAAGTTAGAAAGATCTTCATTATCTCCATATTCTTGCAATGCTTGAAGTGCTTTATTCTTTAACTTATCAGAGGTGCTTTCTGAAAGTGTACCATCACCAAAGTTAGTAACAAAGTTCTTAGTCACAACAAGCATATTGAGATCTACATATATTTCTTTTGGATCTTCAATGACAACATCTACAGATGCCATAGCATATGGTCTGAGATTTCTTATAATTTCTTGCTTAGTTAAGTTATTGACCTTTGTTCCTGTTTTGGTTCTAATTGATAGAAAGACTTTACCATACACTGGTGGAGTTACCGATTCTCCTCCATATGCATTGACATATCTAGCATTTGGATAAATTACTTTTGTTAGACTTTCGTAGTCTTTTGCTGTAACTGCTCTATTTTGTGCAGCATAATATTTTGGAGCATTATATTTAATAGATTTTACAGACTCTTGCAAATCACCAATTTGAGACTTTGCACGGACAGTTAGAGTTATATCATCGACAATTCTATTTTCTGCATCTACTATCTGTCCAGTAAATGAAAACTGTTGTATATTATTCGCTTCAATTCCGTTAGTTACGACATACTCTAGTACGACTACTTGACCGTCTTCAAGTTTCTTTCCAATTATTCCATCACCGAAAGAAACTCTATATCTTCTATCTTCATCTTCACTCAAGAAGAATGATCTTGTAGTAGCATCGATTGATGTGATGTTTTGTACTAGATTGTACTTATCCGATTCTGTGGATTGGATATTTGGTCTTACTGATACCTTTAATAGTTCTGTATCTACTTTTTCATTAGGAATGATATATCTTTGATCAATAGTAGTATCAACAACATATTCATACTTGAGCAAATTACCTTCGTAAACTGTAATGTCGGTAAAAGTTGCTATTCCAGTTGTTGAATCTACTCTAACTGTTTTGTCTTCAGTAATCACAAAAGAGTAAGACTTACCAGCAGAAATTCCACTACAAATATTTCCCTTTTTTAAGGTAACTAGTAGTGGATATGCATTATTCTGTGCAATTTGTGTTTGTACTTCTACTGCAATACATGCCTTAGATGCTTTTGCGGATCTAGGTGTATAGTTTAGTAACTTTGCTAGACTAGTTACATTATCTCTTATCGTGGCACTATCTAAGAATAACTCATTTAATGCCATATTAGCATTAAATGCAGAGTAATATGTATTGTACGCTAGTACATCAAGGAGATATGATAAAGTAGAACCAGTGAAATCATAGTCCGAGAACTCAGGACGAGTTCTCATATAAGACTTTATAGATTCCCTAATCTCATCAAAATCAATATTAGTTAAATTTGTTGGTTTCATTAATCTCCTGGTCTCTGTAGGATGAATGTGCTATTGATAGTAATAGTGTCACCAACAATTCTATATTCGATATCTACTCTAACTTCAGAGGAATCTGAGTCTTCAGCACTTACAATACAATCTATTATCTCTACCCTAGGCTCATAATTTCTGATAGTATTTATTATAGTTTCTTGGAGTTGAGCAGCAGAAAATCCATCTAGTGGCTCAAACAGTATTTCATATACTCTAGATCCAACTTCAGGATCCATTAATTTTTCTCCAAATCGTGTTTGGAGTAAATTTTGCACAGATTGACTTACTGCCTGCTCATTTTTTTGCACCAGAAGATCCTTTGTTATTGGATTTTTCTTAAAACCAATATTCAGATCCTTAAATTCTCGAAGAAATCTCTGAAATCTATCTTCTGACATTATAAACTCTTTTCTACAAGAGTATTTATACGCTTAATGCCACCTTTCGACATAATCATCGAACCCATTTTTGCCTCCACATGGTCTTGAATACCTATCTGATGGAGGGTTATTTGGTTTTTTAGTCTCTATCGATCCATAATCAGTGATCAATTTTGTGGTTCCCCACATTTTTTTCATGTAACTAACATCTCTATCTGGATTTGGGTTAATTGCCATCTGTTTTTCTCCGTAAAATGGTTAAAACAGAACTTTTTACGGGGTTGCTATCCCGAGTTTTGACAATCCTAGTCGAATTTTGGGTTAATATTTCTTCCTAGAGTGTAATTTTTATCAATTCTTATGTCTGAATTCCTAAAAGTCCAACATTCTCCATTACTATCTAGGAACACGACCCACTCAAGGTCGTGTTCTTGTGATCTATCAATCATAAAAAAAGCCCAGCCTTTACCTTTTGGGGTAAAAACTGGGATAGTTGGGTTAAGTTGCAACATATTTTGCATTTTTGAGATTATTTCCCTTGTCCGCGATACTTTTTGCGGGCAGGATTACGACTTGATGCTGCATATTTGGTCCCAGCACCAGCACCCTGGCGAGATTTTTTAGGAGGACCAGGAATATAACCATTTTTATTGAAAGATCCAGGTTTGGCCATGTGTCACCTCGTTAGAACTTCCCTATTGTAGCACAGATTCGCCTATTTGCCAACTATGACATTGGTGGATCCTCTACCAATCACACTCAAGCAAGGTGGTCCTAGAGGGTCTCCTACTGCTGCTAGACGCTTTCCATTGACAAACACTGTAGTTGTAGTTGCCTTTACAATTCTATCATGCCCTCTACCGAATAAATCTTCGGTTGTCAACCTACTACAATTACAATTGAATGTTTTTGGTTTACATTTAGATCCTATTGGAACAATGACAATATTAGTAGTTGGAGATTTGTGATATTTTAACATATCTCCATCACATAATGGTGTAATTCCATTAATGAATACTGTTCTTGCCAATACCGTTGGATCTAATGGAGTTAGTTTTGTTGGCGGCCAAAGGCAACTAGCATTCTTTACACTAACTGGTTTTGTTGGTGTTGGTCCAGGAGGACATGCTGGTAAAGCATTACATGGATTCACATTATGAATATTTGCTGGAATGGCAACACCATGACCAGTACATGTTCCAGTTATAATAGCAGCTAATCCAGGCATTTTTATTTTTATTTATACATTGGTTATTGATGTATCTGATAATTGATCTGGAACTTCATTGTCTTCATCAATCGAAACATTAGATTCATTAAACTTAATGTCCTCTCCAAGATCTCCATAATTCCTATTACAGAAATAGTCATATGGATTACCATACTTATTTACTGCATCAACAAATGTTTTTGTCTCTTGTGTTAAATCATGAAGTATCTGAAGATTTCCACTAATTTCCCAACTACGAATATTCTCTACAATCACATCGTCATTAGCACCATATATGGTTCTTCCCCATAAGTATGACTTTGTGTATGGTGTATAACCTAGGAATGAACCAAAGATAGATGATAGTGGATAATACACATCACAAAATGCATCTGCTATATTAGCACCAGGATCTTTTGATTGTATTTGAGTCAATCTAGCAGCATAGGTTGGATTGTCTAGTAGACACTTTGTACATTTTCCTATGTCTGGATTAGTAGGATTTGGATTAATTCTCACACCTAGTCTAACATTAATCCATGTAAACTCCCTTGGATCAGGACAGAAGTTTTGGATTAGATATTTAATTTTATTAGTTGAACAAGGTAATTTATAAAATCCTC